TAAACCTTCTTCAGCAACTTTTTTAACTTTAGCTACTTGCTTAGATTTAGCTTCTCTTTCTCCAATACTTTGTTTGGCTTGAGCACCTTTAGTTGGAATAGTAAAAGCAGGAGGTAGTTTTTCAACTGTAATAACATCCTTGGCTGAACCTGGACGTGCTTTAGGTTTCTTTGATGATGTTGGAGCACCACTAATATTTTTACCTTTATTGTTAGCCCAAGCTGTAAGAGCAGAACCTTTGTACTTACCCTTATTTTTTTTCTTCCAAGCATCTAACTGCTCTTTAGTTACAGCAAGCATCTTCTTACCTTGCTTGTTCATGTAGTACAAAGATCCTGCTTTCTGTGCAGCAGAGATACTTTTATAGTCTTTATAAGAAGCCATTATATTATCCTCTTTTCTACTTGTAAGTGTTAGTAGCTTTTTTGATTCCTGTGTTAAGAGGACCAGAAGACTTAACCATACCACCTACGTTGTAAGTAGCTACTGTACCACCTTTGGCGTAAGCTTTCTTTTTCATGTTAGCTCCACCTTTAGCCATACCTTTTTTCTTCATCATAGCACCACCGTTAGCCATGCCCTTTTTCTTTTTAGACATGCCACCTTCGTTCATGTAACCCATCTTGTTACGAACTGATGTTGGTAGTTTTTTAAGGCCAGTCTGGTTTGCACTAGGAGTTTTTAATCCTCCTGCTGCCATGCCCTTTTTCTTCATCATAGCACCACCGTTAGCCATACCTTTTTTCTTAAGGCCACCTTTAGCCATACCTTTTTTCTTCATCATAGCACCGCCATTAGCCATGCCTTTCTTTTTCATGTTAGCACCGCCTTTAGACATGCCCTTTTTTTTCATTGCAGCACCACCGTTAGCCATGCCTTTTTTCTTCATTTTCTTCATTGTTCTTCCTCACTATTAATATTATACAAATTATTAAAGACTCGTTGCGTATCCCAAACGTAGTCCACGTTTTCTTTTGAGTTATAAATATTTTGGTTGGGTCTAAAATCTGGAGCACCTTGTCCAGTTTCAAACCATGCAGGGTGAGTTACTCTCACTCTATTATTGGGTAACGCAACCA